CAGTTTGCTGCCGTATCTCGGCGTTGCTGCATCCGTGATGTCATTGTATCTCCTCTTTATCTTCGGTTAAAACGAAACGACTGACGCTCCAGCGTCAATGGTGTAAGTCCAAGACGTAGCGTCCGAAAGCCCAGCTATGTAAATGATGTCAGTGTTTGGTATCGACTGACCGCCATCTAGGTAATCAACTATAAAAGCAGAAGCGTCTTGACCAGCGGCGCCCGTGGCGCCCGTGGCGCCCGTGGCACCCGCAGGCCCTGTTGCACCAGTTGCACCAGTTGCACCAGTTGCACCAGTTGCACCAGTTGCACCAACATCCCCAGTCACACCTTGCGGTCCTGTTGCACCAGTTGCACCGATTGCGCCAGCGGTTCCAGTTGCACCAACGTCTCCAGTTACACCTTGCGGCCCTGTCACACCTTGCGGTCCTGTTGCACCAGTTGCGCCAGTTGCACCAACATCCCCAGCCACACCTTGCGGTCCAGTTGTGCCAGTGGCACCAACAACACCCTGAACGCCAGTCGCGCCAGTTGCACCGACATCACCTTGGGCGCCTTGTGGGCCTGTCGCACCAGTTGCACCGACATCGCCTTGAACGCCAGTTGCGCCAGTTGCACCGATGTCACCTTGGACGCCTTGAACACCTTGAACGCCTTGTGGTCCAGTCGCGCCAGTCGGGCCTTCTGCCCCAGTAGAGCCAGCGGCACCGACTGGGCCAGTGGCGCCTGTTGTACCAGTGGCGCCTGTTGTACCAGTCGGGCCAGTTGTGCCAGTGGCACCGATCGGTCCAGTGGCCCCGCTTGCACCGACTGGTCCTTGAATCTGACCAACGTTTTCCCAAGAAGCAGAAGACGTGTTCCAAACGTAGAGGTCGGTGCCAACAATGTAGGCATCGCCCGCGTTGCCAGTCGGATGATCAGCAATGAGATCGGCTTCTGTGGCGTAAGAGCCAAGAATCGTTACACCTTGACCTTGAACACCTGTGGCGCCTGTGGCACCTGTCGGGCCGTTGCTTCCAGTTGCACCGATTGGGCCTGTAGCACCCGTCGGCCCAACTGCTCCAGTGTCTCCAGTCGAACCAGTTTCACCAGTTGTCCCCGTGGCGCCCGTGGCACCCGTGTCTCCCTGGATTCCCTGCACGCCCTGTGGTCCAGTGGGACCAGTCGCACCAATTGGACCAGTTACACCAGTCGGGCCAGCCTCGCCCTGTGGGCCTGTTGCACCGATTGGACCTGTGGAGCCAGTCGCACCAATTGGACCAGTTACACCAGTCGGGCCAGCCTCGCCCTGTGGGCCTGTTGCACCGATTGGACCTGTGGAGCCTGTTGCACCGATTGGACCAGTGACGCCGATTGGGCCAGCCTCGCCCTGTGGGCCTGTTGCACCGATTGGACCTGTGGAGCCTGTTGCACCGATTGGACCAGTGGCGCCGATTGGGCCAGTGGCGCCGATTGGGCCAGTAGCCCCTGGCGGGCCTTGGACGCCGACTGCGGAGATCTCAACTGTGTTGTTGGTTTTGTTGACCACGACTTTGTTGTTGGTTTGATTGACGACGACTTTGTTAGCCACGCGTCACCTGCTCCGCTATTGTAAGCTGTCCCTGCACCAAACGCGAAACGACACCGCCGCTCGAAAGCTCGAGGTCATAAAGATAAAAACCGCTTTCGAGCAGCTCGGTTTGTTCGTCTGTGGCGATGACTGTGATGGTGCCAGTCGAGCCGACGATTGAAATGCCGCCGCCTGCAGTTGATAAAGTAAGATCGGCGGTTTCAGAATTGTAATCCTGGCGCAGTTGCATGCGAGCCGTGTACCCAGTCAAGTCGATGGGCACGTCATCGGGGTTTAAATACACAAACACGACAGACCACACAGAGCCTTGGTCCACCGTTGCGTTATAAATGCCTGCAGTCATTAGTTTGCCTTTTCTGTAGCCCAAACAAGGAAAGAACCGAGAGCTATCAAAGCAAGCGGCGGTGAGAACAACCCAACTCCAACAGTCACCAACACAACACCAAGCACCTCGACCGCAAGCCCAGCGTCAAAACGTTTCATGATTCTCCTAGACATGGATTGTGCGGTAGGCGACTTTGGGAGCCACGGGTTCTGGATTGATCAAAGCCTCGGTGCGGCCAAGGTAGGCGAGCACTGCAGCGATTAAACCGTCGATCTTGTGGCTGTGGGATGGCTTCATAACTTGACCATACCGCGTCGGCACCGCGTTGGTCACGTGCCGAGTTAGTTCGGCGGCGCCGTTGTGCTTGAGTCTGCCCCCGAGCGTGTCCTCGAGGAAGCGGTCCAGGCCCTGGGCCATCAGCTTTCGCTGACTGGAAGGGTAAACCGAAACGACTTTGTCTGCGAAGGTAGAGTTCCAAGCATCAAGGTAAGACTGCCAGCCCGACGGGTCTGCCCAGATCTTGTGAACCTTGTACTTGGCGAATGCCATGCGAACAGCTTCGTCGACTTCGACTCTGGGGACTTCCCACCCGTAACCCGCAGGCCCAGGCGGTCGCTCCCAGCATTCGAGTTGGAAAATCTTGCCGTCGGCGATGCGGCACGCGACCAAAACAGTGGCGTCGTCCTTGCGAGAACCGTCATACCCAAGGACCACTTCAGTACCGTCATCCAACTCTTCAGGCTCTGCCGCTGCGTTCCAGGCTGTGATGTCCATGTAGCGATCGGTGTCAGTTGAAGGCTGATTTAAAAAATAGCGTCTTGCGTCCGATGCTTTAGTCATCGGGTCTTGTATCTCGGCCACCAAGCGATCGGCGTCTAGCCACTTGAAGGCTGGACCGTACACCACAGCGAGAGCTGATCGGAGCTTCTCACTGTCGTGCAGGTCTGGAACTTCGGGCGCTTGCTTGTGGTCGAATAGCAGGCCAGGGTTTTTTGTGCGGCCTTCTTGTATCGATATCCACAAGCGGTGCGTTTGTTCGGCGATAGATTCTTCACCGACCGAATACATGGTCGAGGTTTCGAGCATCCACGGGTCTGCGATCTTGCGTTTTGCCAGATTTCGTCTTACTGTTTCGTGCATGCGTCTGAGTTCTGGGCTCGAATACAGGTGCGTTTCATCTGCAACAGCAAACGACTCTTTGCCGCCGTCTTTTGACGCTGATGCTGCGGTTGACGGCACGATCTCGCCGCCGCCCTTCAAAAATGTGCGTGTGAGCCCGACGTCAATGCCTGGGTACTCAGTTCCAAAATTCGCCCTGACGTGCTCGAGCATGAAACGCACGTTGTCGTAGGTGTTGCCAGACTGCGACTCTTCAGTAGCTAGGCACCGAATGAACGGGTACTGCACTGGCTTGCCGATCGGATTGCCGAGCTGGTCCCAGCGGTCAAAGCGGGCGGGGCCAAGCGCCTCAAAACAGACGAGCATCCCAGCAAGTTCAGATTTCGCACGACCCTTGGGGCGCGAAAAAAACGCACGCCTAGCAATCCGCCGACCGAGCCTGTTTAATTCATATGCCTTCAAGATGAAGGCCGCTTGCTCATCGTCTAAAACAATCGCCTCGCCCTGCACGTCGCCAGGACCGTGGACCAGGTAGTGCTCAATCCAGCCAATCGCGTCCCACCCGAGCGAGATAAAACTACTCTCTTGCCGTTTCTTCTTTGTCAACTTCCCCCACCACTCTCAACAAACGAGTTCGGCGCTGGTCGGAGAGGGCTTTGTTAGATTTGGCCCCCTCTGTCTCACCCTCAACCTGCAGCCTTAGCCGCATTCGGTCTTCAGGTGTTGCACCAAACTTCGCGACTCGAAGCCGCAACTCTGCCCCCACGTTGTCACCATTCCAATAGGACGAATGCAACAGAGCCGTGTCGATCAAGAAATCCCAATCCGTGTCCGTGAAGGTCGCAGCCTGCGCCGATTTGCGCCAAGTGTTCCACCAGCGAAAAGTCTGAGTGTGCCAAGGGTAGCCAGCTGGCAGATCTGGACCGCGCAAAACGCCGTCCTGCACTACCACCTGAATGGGCACGGGGTCCACGTTTCTGCGCCTGCGCTGTTCTGCGTCTTTTGGTGCTGGGCCTTTGCCTGCCATTTGTCTCCTAAAGTGTGACTCGCACGAGGTGCAAGATAGTAAATCCGTACGCGCCGCGAGGCGGG